GGCGAGGCCGGAGAGCGTTTCGCGAGCGCCCTGGACAGTGTGTTTCCCGGCCTCGCGGGAAAGCTCGAAGACACCTTCAATGGGTGGCTTCCGCACTTCGAGAAGGACACGTTCGTCACCTGTCTTTCGGAGCATCCTTCGACGGAGAATGAACTGGGCCGTCTCTCAATGTGGCGCGCCTACGGGCAGGGAGCTGGCGTCGCGCTCGTCGTGCGCTCAGCGCCATTCGAGGCAGAGACGGACGCGCTTAAGGCGTATTCCAGCCCGGTGGCGTACCTGTCGCGCGCTGAGTTCGGCTCTGCGTTTGCCGCCTTCGCTGAGAACATCGAGGCCTCGCGCGATCTGCTCCGCCAGCACGACGAAGACACGATATTGGGAAACGCGTTTGCGATGATGCGTTACGCGATGGTCTGCACCAAGCATCGGGGCTTCGCAGAGGAGCGCGAGTGGCGAGTGATTCACAATCCGCGCCTGGAGCCGTCGGAGCGACTGCGAACGAGCGTCGAAACGATCGGCGGCACGCCGCAGCGGGTGTATCGCATCCCGCTGGAGAACGCGCCGGATGAGGGCTTGGTGGGAATGACCGTCGATGAACTCTTAGAGCGAGTGATCATTGGGCCGTGCCCTGATCCGGTGCTGATGTGGGAGGGATTCGTGGAACTGTTGACGGAGGCCGGCGCTTCCAACGCACATGAGCGCGTGAAAATCTCGCACATTCCGCTGCGGCTGTAGCGCGTAACAAAGAGCCCCGCCGCTGATCTCTCAGGGCGGGGCTTGATTTGTATTCAAGGTTTCAAGTTAGGCGGCGCGTTGGCGCCGGCGGCGGGCGTGTTGGGCGAGAGCCTTGGCCGCGCTGGCGCGGCTTTCCATCTCGCTCAATTCGTCGTCCGTCATGGCTTCGTATGCTGCCGGGTCGATCGGCAACACCGCGCCGCTCGCTTGGCTGATGCGGCGGCGCACCGGAGTAGCGACGCGAACCAACAGGCCTTTCAGAAGCTCAAGCAGGAGCGCGAACCCCCACATTTGCATCTGACTGAAACCCTGCGGAGCGCGGCTCATGTTTGCTTGCGCAGTGCTGAGCGCTTCCGTGGCGCGGCTGATCTCTCCTTGCGCTTCGCGTAGCTCGGCGGTTTGGCGCGTCCGCATGGCGGCGCGTTGCTCCTCCTGTTGACGGCCGCGCGACGTTACGAACGTCGGGTTAGCTTGGCGCTCCGCCTCAAACTCGCGTTCAAGGCCTGCCACCTCGCGTGCGTGCCGCGCTTCAACGTCTGCCTTCGTGTTGTTCGCCAGCGTCAAGAGTGCATCGGCTGACGAAACGGCGGACTCGTAGGGCGCGCGTTGCGGCGCAACCAGGCGAGTGCTGATCGCTTCCGCGCCAGCGTGTCCGGCTAGGACGTTCGCCGCGGTGCAAGCGATGAAGGCAAAGCGTGCCGCCCATGCCCAGACGTGTGCGCCTTCGTTTGCGCGGTTGGCTGCGTGAACGAGAAGCAGGGCGGCGGCGATCTCGCTAACCGTGACGACGCCGACGATAACGGCGCCGGCGGTCCACGCGATCGGATCGCCCGCAACCAGCCGAGGCCAGAAAGCGGAAGCGATGCCGAACGCAGCGAGCGCTGCGGAGAGGATCACGGCGGCGGTTGCCGCTGATCCGGTAAGCCAGCCCGGTTTGGCCTCCGGGCTGGGCGTGATATTCTTTTGCATCGGGATAATCCCCCGTAGCGGCCCGGAAGGGTTGCGGAAGGCTGGGCGGTGACACGCCCGGCCTTTTCCGTGGGCCTTATGTTTCTGAGAAAGAGCGCCGTTCCGAACCCGCAACAGCCCGACTCTGTCGAGCCGACGCCTTAAGCATACTCCTGCGCCGCGCATAAAGCAACATGCTGCGCAACGTGTTGCGTTATTTTTCGGCATGGGCTATCAAGGCTGCGAAACAGCGGAGCGGCGACATGGCGAAGGCAAAACGAACGAAAAGCGCCAGCGAGCGGGCGAGCGAGAGCAGGGCGGCGAAACTGGCCGCTGGCTATGTCTCCAAGTCGCTCTTGCTGCCGCCATCGGCGGCGGATGATCTGGCCGCGCTGGTGGAGCGTGACGACTGCAGCGAAGCGGAGGCGATCGAGGCCGCGTTGCGCGTCGCGCGTGATCGCAATGCGGAGCCGTCGAATGCTGAGCTGGCGCGCATGGTGTCGCGTCGCCTGACGGAGCGCCGCAAGTGAACGAGCCGCTACCTCCCAAGCCTCAGGCGAAAACCGCCAGCGCTCGTGCCGCCGAAAGCCGGGCCGCAAAGCTCGCCGCCGGCTACGCTTCCAAGACCTACCTTCTGCCGCCAGCCGCGCTCGCGCATCTCGCAACGCTGACGGCGCGCGACGACGTGGCCGAAGCGGAGGCCGTCACGCGGGCGCTGGCTCTCGCTGCTGAGCCGGGAGCGCCGGCCGCAGTTGGTGCGTCGAGCGCTTCGCCTTCGTGGTTCGTCGTCGAGGGTTGGCGTCATGTCGCCCGCGGCTGGCAATGCGAGGGGCGGGCTCACCCGCCGCAATTGGCGGCGGACATTCGCGCGCACGCTGGCGCCACGCTGACACTCAACGGCGAGTCGTGGGCGATCCGATCTGCTGGACCGTTGCCGGGCGCGCTCTCGGACAACGCAATGGCGGACGGCGCCGCCTTTCTCATCACTGGCGCGCCACCAGCGAACGCGTGCATAATCGAGGGGCCGAAGTGATCGTTTCGGGCTGCATCTGTGGGGTAGGCTGCGGGGTAGGGCAAAAACGTGCCTTCTCCGATTCCCCGCCAGCCCTTACGCCACAAGGCGACGCGGATTTTTCGCAAGCGGACTGCGTCTCCGCCAAACCCGCCGGACAGGCGGTGACTCGCCCTGACAATGACCCGCCCTCCGACCCCTTCATTTCCCAAGCGGCTCAAGGCATAGTGGCCTCAAGTGGACAGGTATTGACTGCCACGGTCACGCGCGGAAGCATGATAGGAAACAGGGTAGGGCGGGAGTTGGGCGGCAAGCACAAGCTAACAGCGCTCCAGGTGCGCAACGCTCGCGAGGTCGGCCGCTACGGTGACGGTGGCGGGCTTTACCTCGCCGTGACCCGTTCGCAGGGCGCGGAAGCGGAAGAGAACCCCGGAGCCGTCAATAAGTCTTGGCTGTTCGTGTTCACGGCGCCGGACGGCCGGCGGCGGGAAATGGGGTTAGGCAGTGCGCAGCATGTCTCGCTAGGGGACGCGCGCGAAGCGACCGAAGCGGCCCGCAAGATCCTCATTGGCGGCGTCGATCCGATCGAAGCGCGGAAGGCGGACAAAGCCGCGGCGGCGTTCAATCGCCAACGCGTGATGACGTTCAAGCAAGCGGCCGAGGCGTACGTTAAGGCTAACCGCAAAGGCTGGAAAAACGAGAAGCACGCGGCCCAGTGGACCGCCACGCTCGCGACTTACGCTTTCCCAAAAATCGGAGCTCTGGGCGTCGGCGCTGTCGACGTCGGCGCCGTGCTTTCCGTGCTGGAGCCGATCTGGGAAACCAAAACCGAGACAGCGTCACGCCTGCGCGGGCGGATTGAGGCGGTGCTGACCTGGGCGACGGTGCGCGGCTATCGGACGGGCGAGAATCCGGCGCGGTGGGCGGGGCATCTTTCGGAAGCGCTGCCGGAGCGCGGCAAGGTCCGCAAGGTGAAGCATCACGCGGCGCTGCCGCCGGCGGACATGCCCGCTTTCATGGCGGGGCTTCGGACCCAGGACGGCATGGGCGCGCTGGCGCTGGAATTTACGATTCTCACCGCCGCGCGAACGAGCGAGACCATAGGCGCGACGTGGGCCGAGATTGATCTGGTGGAAAAGGTTTGGACGGTCCCAGCTGAACGCATGAAAGGTGACCGCGAACACCGGGTGCCGCTATCGGCTCAAGCGCTGGCGGCGCTGGACAAGGTGCGCAAGCTGGGCGGCAAGGGGTTGGTCTTTCCCAGCCCGAACAAGCGCAAGGCGCTTTCCAATATGGCCATGCTGGCGACGCTTAAGCGCATGAAGCGTAGCGATCTGACCGCGCACGGTTTCCGCTCCACGTTCCGCGATTGGGCCGGCGACTCCACCACGTTTCCGCGCGAAGTCGTAGAGGCCGCGCTGGCGCATGTGATCGGGGATAAGGCGGAGCAGGCCTACCGGCGTAGCGACGCGCTGGAGAAGCGGCGGCGGCTCATGCAGGCGTGGGCCGATTATTCGGACAAGCCCGCCGTGGGCCGCTCTGGCGCCGTTGTGGCCATTGGAAAACGCAGGCGGGAGGGCGAGGCGTGAACATCGAGACCGTCCGCGTAATTGTCAAAATTGCCAGAATAGGCGACGCACTGGCGAACGGTGCGAGCGCGCTTAAGTTGGATTCGAGCGCGGCTAGGGTAGCTCCTGAAAGTCCGGTTTCCCTGCCGGATTGCCGCGCCTGCACTGCCAAGGGACACGCGCCACACAGGGAGGCGACGTATGGTTAGGCGTAACGGCGGGAATCCGCGCAAGCTCAAAAAGGCGCTAGCGGTGCTGTCTGCTCCTGCGCCGCTTCCAGGCCTGCCGGGTAGCGTTGAGGCGTCGAGCGAACGCCAACGCGCCCTAAAGATGCTGGACGCGGCCGGCGAACGCGCCTTCCAACGCTCGCCAGATTCCGCCATGGCGACGCTGCACGCGAACCTCACGAAACGCTTGGCCGCTGACGATCGGCTAGACGCGCGCTTGGCGTCGGTTGGCGGAATGCGAACCCGCGCGCGCACGCTTTCCGAAGTGCCGGAAGGCCGCGAAGGGCTGACGGTGGCGGACAAGGCCAGCGCTGAGCGCGAGCTAATGATAGGCAGCCTTTGGAGCGTGCTGGAGTTCGTGCGCGAGCGTGGCGGCTCGGCGGCTGACTGCTCGGCGCTGATTAAGCTCTATGAGGGCTTGGTGCGTGTCCACATGGGCCAGCATTTCTATGCATTCCAGCCGGAGGCTGCGAAAGGCCGCGCCGGTGGCCTGGGCGAGACGCGCGCCGTTAAGCGCGCCGTGATCGCAGCGGGTGTGTCTGCGCTGATGCGCGGCGGCCAAAGCGAGGGCGACGCGCTGGCCATCGCTGAGAAGGAAATGGCGCTTTGCGATCCCGACGATTTCACGGAAGCGCCAGACCGGCAAATTTCGCTCAAACAGATTCAGGGCTGGCGCGATGCGCTCGGCAAAGGGCGCGAGAATTGGACCAAGCTGCCGGTGGTGCAGGAGCGCTATCGCAAGCTGATGCAGTTGATTGGCCAGACAGAACCGCGCGGCGCTGATGCGTTGCGGGCGCTGGCCTTCGCGCTGTTTGGCGCGGCGATTGATCGAGACGCGGGCGCGATCACGCGGGGAGCGCAGTGCGACTGAGCAGAATCGGCGAGGGATAGGCTGGCCGGCCGATAAGCGCGCTCCGCTCGCGTTTCCCTCGTCGTCACTTTCAGCGGATCGCGTCGAGCGGAGGCGCACAATGGAAATTGACGACGAAACGGAAGACCCGGACCTGAAGCGAGCGGCGCGACGGATTCTAGCGAAGCACTACGCGGCGCCGGAGGCGGACCATGACAGTCCAGCCGATGACGCACGGCAAACCGTTGGAACGCTGGCGCGCAAGCTGGCCGTGCTGCGCGGAGCGATCCATGCGCCCCATTGTGCGCCAAGTGAAACGCTGCCGATCCTTTGGGCGTCGGATGGGGGCGAGGAAAGCGACGGCTCCGCCTTCCGGGCGGTCATTGAGCGGCTGCAAGCGTGGGCCGCACTGAGCCCGGGCGCTGGGCTCGCTTTTCTCAATGCGGACGATGCGGCGGCGCTGCTTGCGTCGCGGCTGTTTCATCTGGCGCAATCGCCGCTTGAAGTGCTGGAGCAATTGCGGGCGCATGAGGCGCAAGTTTGTGCCTGGTGTGAGGCCCGCGCGGCGTTCAAACGCGACACCAGGGACGCCGCGCGCTCAATTCTGGAGGAAGCCCGCGCGGGTAAGTTCGCGCTTTTCGGCGCACGCTATGACGATCTCGATTTGGCCGCGCTTGATGCGATCCCGCTTGGCTATCTCATGGCGGAAGTGGTGCTAGAGCCGTTCGGGGATCTGATGCGCCCGGCGCGCACTGATGAGAAAACGCAGCCCTGGCTGCCGGACGTGGACGCGCACTATCGAGCGTGCTTCGTTCGGCGCGATGACGCGGAGGCGTTGCTAGAGCGCAGTGAGATCAGTGCCGGGGTGGTGTCGAGCATCGCGGACGCTCCGACGCCCGTTTCCGAAGCCTTGGAGTCGCCGGCTGACGCTCCGCTCTCGGAAGCGGAGCAAGACCGCCAAACGGTGTTTAACGCGGCGCTGGTGTTTGCGCCCGATTGGCCGCGCTGGTTCGCTGCGAACAAGGCAACGTGTAAGGCGGAGTTTCCCCGCCTTGGGCGCAAGGACGATAACTCACGCACTCCACGAAGCATCTACATTCATTTGATCTGGGAGACGCTTCCGGCGCCGGTTTGTCGTCGGTTGGGCGACATGGACGGGCTGCAAACCGTTTTGGCGAGTGACGAGCGGTTCGCCTATCACCGCAAACCGCGGCGATCTTCTTCCGCGCCGGCCGCTGGCGATCAGGCCGAGACAGGGAAAGACAGGGTGAACTAGGGGGATTTGGAGCGTCGCGAATGACCCGCGCGGCGGTTAGTGGCCTGCTGCTCTCGCCTCGGATTGTCCGGGGCGGCGAGCGGAAAAATGGCGGCTTTGATTTGTGGGGAATGCCCCCACTGCATCCCCCATCTAGTCTCTGAGACCCTGCCCGCCAGCGGCGAGAGCGCATCAAAGCGTAGCGCCGCGCAAAGCACAGGCGGCAGGCAATGAGCAGCGACGAAGCGCGCGAACTCTGGACTTATTCAGCGCTGGCGAAGGCTTACAGTCTTTCCCCCAGGACGCTGCGTAGGCTCGTGGCGAAGCGCATTCTCGAAACCGTGAAAATTGGCGGAGCCGTTCGGATCACGGAACGCTCACGCCGCGCTTGGGCTGACTCAATACTGCCGCCGGAAGGCGCGGCAGGCGGCGAAGGCGTCGCGGCATGAACCACACGCTCCAACCCCAAAACGACGGCGACGCCGGCCCCTGCACAGGGTCGGCGCCGCTGGGATTTTCGTTCGTCCACTGGAAGGACAAGCAATCAATGGCTCAATTCTCCGACGATGGCAAGGCGAGCACGTCTGCACTGCCCGTGCCTGCGAACTGTAATCGCGGCCCCATCAATCTCCGGCTTGAGGAGCGCGGCCTAACGCCAACGCTGATGGCCGGCGCCTTCGAGCTGATCTCGGCAATTTCTTGTTACGGCCCGACGCACCGCGACCGCGGCGACTTGCGCGCGGCTGCGGGCCTCTTGGGCGACGTGTTGAATCGGATGCGCAGCGCGGAGCGCGCGGCGTCTCGGATTGGGGGCGCTCGTGCCTAAGCTCGCCGATTTGATAGAGCATGGGCTAGCGCGGCTCGCGGATGACGATTGGCGCGCGTGCTTCGCGTCGGCGCCGTGCGTGTTCTCTGACGTCGAGAGCGGCGAAATTCGCGAAGCCTGGGCCGCGTGGCGGCCCCTCGCGGCGATTGAAAAGCAGGCTTGGGGGCTCACGGCGGATCGCCTCGGCCGCGTGGGCGTTCTGACCTTCGCGGAGTTGGCCGCTGGCCTGTATTGGACGCGAGAGCGCTATTTGGTGCGCTTGCCGCCGACGATGCGCGCGCCGCAGACGGCGGGGCAGTGCGTCACGCTCGGCGCGATCTTGCCGCCAGAACATCACATTGAGCTAACACCCGGCGTTGTCGAGCGCCTGCGCCTCGCGAAGCCGCTTGCGGCGGAGATGGGCGCATGAAGCTCGCAACCAAACAACGGGACGCCGCGCGCTTCACAGATGCGCAAATCGCAGACGCGCGGCGCGCTGCTGGCGAGCGCATTGTTTCTCTGGCTGAGCGCGGCGGCGTCGAGTGGGCCAAAGGGAAGGCGCGCCCGGCAGCCGGCGACTATTGGGCGTGCTGCCCGTTCCATGCGGAGAAAACCGCAAGTTTCCACGTCGATGAGCGCCGCGCGTTCTTCAACTGCTTCGGATGCGGTGAGAAGGGCGACGCGCTGGCGCTGCTGCAAAAGCTGCATCGCTGCAGCTTCCGCGAGGCGGTGGCGATGGTGCTAGGCGGCGAGTACGCGGAGCCGTCGCCAGAACTGCGGGAGCATATCGAACAGCAACGCCGCGAGCGTGAGGCCATGGCGGCGCAAGAGCGCGTCTCGAAACGCGCGGCGGCGGAGGCGGTCTATTTCGCCGCGGGCGTCCATGTCGCGGGCACGCTGGGCGAGATCTATTTGCGCCGGGCGCGTGCGATCAAAGCGGCGCTTGGCTTCGCTGACTTGCGATTCCATAGCCGGGCGCCGTTGTCGCCATACGATCACGCCAAGGCCGGGCGCTGTCCGGCGATGGTGGCGCGCATCCGCAACGCTGCGGGCGAGCATATCGGCTCGCACCTAACTTTTCTCCGCGCCGATGGCATGGCGAAAGCCGATCTTCCGCACCTTAAAGGCTCGCGCCTGATCTGCGGTGAACATATCGGCGGATTCATTCGCCTTGGCCGCGTTGCTGACGCGGTGGTCATTGGCGAGGGTATCGAGACGACGCTAAGCGCGTCCGAATCGTGCGGCCTTCCTGGGCTCGCTGCGATCAATTCCGCGAACCTTCGCGCAATCCAGCTTCCCGCATCCGTGCGCCGCGTCGTGATTGCGTATGATCGCGACGCTAAGGGCGTTGGCGAATTGAGTGCGAACGCGCTGGCGGAACGGCTCTGGACTGAGGGCAGGGCGCCTGAACTGTTGGACCCGCCCGAAGGCTGCAAAGATTGGAACGACGCAGCGCAAGCTGGCGCGCTTCTGCAAACGCGGGGGGCGGCTTGTGGTTGATCTTGTCAGCACGGCTGCGCCGTCGCCGCGCCAAACGCCAAGCCCGCGCGTGTTCGATGCGGCGGACGTCTGGCCAGAGCCGGACGCGCGTTTGTTGAACGGTGGGCCGCGTCGCGCGCCGGAGTTTCCGCTTGAATGTCTGGGCTCGCTTGGGCCGTGGGTGGCTGACTTGGCCGCCTCGAAAGGCGCGGCCGTCGATTACGTCGCGGTTCCACTGCTTGCATTCACGGCGGGCGTTGTCGGCGCGGCACGGGAAGTCGAATTGCGCCAAGGCTGGCGCCAGCCTTGTATTCTGTGGGTTGCGAGTGTCGGCAATCCGTCGTGCGGCAAGTCGCCGACGCTGGCAGTGCTGAAACGCGGCGTGGCGCAAATCGAGCGCGATCTAGCGGGCGATCTGGTCGAGCTTCGGCGCGACCACGAAGCGCGCAAGATGGACGCTCAAGCCGCGCGAGAGAAGTGGGAAACCGGCGCGCGTGAAGCGGCCAAGCAAGGCCGCGCGGCCGTACCGCTGCCGGCTGAGGCGGAGGAGCCGCCAGAGCCGCAAGCGCCGCGGTTGGTGGTGGCCGACGCCACCACGGAGAAGCTGGCGCGCCTGATCGCAGACAATGAGCGCGGCGTGATCTCGGTTCGTGACGAGTTGGCGGGTTTGCTCGGCAATTTCGGTAAGTACGGCGGCGTGGATGAGCCGTTTTACCTCTCGGCTTATGACGGGGATTTTTCGCCCGTCGATCGGCAGAAAGGGGGAACGATCAACGCCGCACGCGCGAATCTCTCGCTCGTGGGCGGTATCCAGCCCGACAAATTCCAGGCGCTACTCTACGGCCGTGCGAATGACGGGCTCGTCTCCCGGTTCTTGCCTGTCTGGCCTGATCCGAAGCCGCGTAAGTGGGAAGTGCCGCACGGCGACGAAGCGCGCGCGCTCAAGATCTTCCGCCGCTTGCGCTCGCTCCAAATGGATACTGACGCGGAAACCGGCGAACGTGTCCCGCGTGTGCTGCCTCTAACACCAGAGGCGGGGGGCATCTTCGCGGCTTGGTATCTGGAGCAATCGGAGAAAATCGACGGGGCCAGCGGGTTCATGTCTGAGTTTCTCGGCAAGAGCCTGGGCGCGTGCGGTCGCGTGGCGTTGGTGTTTGAGTTGCTGGATTGGGCGGCTGGCGTGAATGGTTCTGAGGACGGCCCGGCGAGCGTTTCCGCGCGCTCAGTGCAGCGCGCTTGTGAAATGTTCGCAGACTATTTCGAGCCGATGGCGCTCCGCGTGTACGCGGACGCAGCGCTACCGGAGGCGGAGCGCAAGGCGATTGGCTTCATCAAGGAACTGCAAAAACGAAACGTCCGCACGTTCAACGCGCGGCAAGCGCAACGGGAGTGGGGCGTGCCGGGTGTCTCCACGTCGGAAGATATGCGCGCGGTCTGCGAAGTGCTGGCGGAGTGCGATTGCATCCGCGAGGCGGAGCAGGAGCGGCCCGAGGGTAAGCGCGGGCGCAAACAAATTGCCTATGTCGTGAACCCGCGACTCCTTAAGGGGAGGGCTCGCGCATGAGTAGTTGGCGAGAAGTGGCGCGCGCGGCCGTCCAACGCGAGGCAATCGACTGCGAAGCGCTTTCGATCGATTGCGGCAATATTGACAATAACGCGGACGCTTCTGGCGTCGCGCTGGATGATCGCGCCGACGCTCTCGCGGAGCGGGAGGCCATCGCGATCATGGACGGCGGTTTGCCGCCAGAGTGGGCGGCCGCGCTTTCTATGCTGGAGCGCAGTCCGAAGCCGGAGGCGATCTCTTTCCCCGACTGGCGCCGGCGTCTCGATGCGCTCTGGCTGCGCGCTGATCTGCACGGCGCAGACTTCGCTGCGAATGGCTGGACGTTTGAAGAGGTGTTCGGCGTTGGCGAGCATTGGGCGCGGCTGGATGAGCGCGGTGCCGCTTGGCTCGCGCCGGAGGCGCGCATTGTCGAGATTACGCCAACGCGCATCACGTTTGAGCGCGGCAGCCAGCGCAGCACGCACGAGAGGGCGCACTGATGAAGCCTGGACACGAACCTACGCGCGAGCCGGATGCGCTCTTAACGCGCTTTGCGTCGCAATCGCCTGCGCTGCGCGTGCTCTCGGATTGGCTGGATATGGTGCATTTCGATCGCCAGCCGCTCGGCTTTTCTGATTGCTTCGCGGAGGCAGAGCAGGCTGCAGCTAAAGAGCGCGACCTAGCAGACCGCAACGGGCTCGCGGGGCGTAACGTGCTCGTGCGTGAGCCGGAGGCTTTCGAGCTGTTCGGCCGCGGCGCTGGAAGCTGGCTTGCGGACATGAAAGCGCTGGGCCTGCCGCTCGATGTAGAGCGCGACATGCCAAGCGGCGCGCTCGTGTCGGCGCAAGGCGCTTATGTCGTCGTGGTCGCGCGCATTGATCGCGCCGGGCGCAAGCTCGGCAAGCTGCTTTGCCCTCGCATCAAAGCTAACGGGCCGCTGCCAGTCGATGAAGCGGGCGCGATGGCGTGGGCGATGATTCCATCTGTCGAGCGCTGGGGAACGGCGAGCGCAGCGCATTTGGCTAAGCCGGTGAGCACTGCGGGCTCGCGCTACCTGGGCGACGGCTTCGACGATAGGGGCGCGAGCTAATGGCCGATAGCAACACAACGCTGCTTGGTTTGGTGAAGCCCGAGGTTGGCGCAAGCCCGGATACGTGGGGGACCAAGCTTAACAACAATTTAGACGACCTGGACAAGTTGTCGGGCGCGATCGTCACAACGGGCAGCGCAAACGCCTACGTTTTGACGACGACGCTTTCTCTTGCCGCGTTGGTCAACGGCCAATCGTTCCTGCTCAAATGGAATTTCACGAACAGCGGTTCAGCGACGCTAGCCGTCGATGGTCTAACCGCTACTACCCTTAAAAAGCGCGACGGCACAACCAACGTAGCCGCAAGCGATCTAGTGAGCGGTCAATATGCGTTCGTCGTCTATGACAGCGCGGGAACGTGCTTCCGCGTCCTGCAAGTGCTGGCTTCTGAGCTTGCGGGCTATCAGGCATCGGACGCGACGCTAACGGCGTTTGCGGGGCTGACGACCGCAGACGACCGAATGTTGGATTTTACCGGCGTCGATACGATGGCGGTTGTCTCGTATTCAACCGTGCTGGCGAACCTGACCGGCAACACGCCAACGGCTGCGGGCTTGTCGGTGCTTAACTTCACTGATCCGAACGCGGACCAGCTCTTATTCTGGGATGACAGCGCGGGCGATTTTGTCGGCATCACGTCAATGTCGTCTGGGATCACGATTAGCGGCACAACGCTGCTGCAAGATGAGCTTTGGGAAATCGCGATCAGCGATGAAACGACCGCGCTCACGGCGACCACAGGCAAGGCGTATTGGGTCTTTCCATACAACGTGACCGTTGTGTCGGTTGGCGCCGGCGCGAACACCGCGGGCACGGCTATTCAGATCGATATCAACGAGGGCGGCACAAGCATTCTCTCGACCAAGATCACGATTGACTCAGGCGAAAAGACCACGCTGACAGCCGCAACACCGCCGGTCATTTCTGACACCTCGATTGCGGCCGGCGCAGAAATGTCCGTCGACGTGGATTCTCTGACTGGCACGTGGAAGGGCGGCAAGGTCTGGATGGTTGTGAGGCGGACTAGCTGATGCCTGTCGTCGATACATTCAAAGCCTATGGCACGGTTTATTCGCTCGCTGGCGTGTTGGACACGGCAGACAACGGCATTGATCCTGATGACTGCTCCGCGTCGATCACGATTGGCCGCAATGGCTCGATTACGTGGACTACCAACATCAACGGCTCTGGCAGCTATGGAAACTGGATTACGCCCGCTGGCACAAACCCCGGCGATACGCACTGGGTGCGTTGGACGAGCAACACAGGGACGCTCAGCTCTGGCCTGACAAGCGGGACTTGGACGCAGCTCAACAGCGATAGGTCCGTCACCGTTGTTCGAACCTCGATCGGTTCAAAAACGTGCAAGGGCACGTTCGACATAGCGACCGACTCCGGCGGATCGAACATCGTTGCAACCAAATCCGACAATGATCTAACCGCGATTGTGGGGAGCTGAGAATGAGCGAGCGCTATCAACTCGAAACTGACGCGGACGACGGCGTAGAGAATCCCAGCGTCCATTCTTCGGAAGCGGCGGCCGTTGAGCGGTTGCAGGAGCGCTACGACGCGGGCGAGCCGATCACGACATGGGCGATTGTGTCCATTGACGAGCAAACCCCACCCAACGTCGCGACCGCTCGCAGCGGTACGGCAAGGCCATAACGGAGCGAGATCATGACAGACGTTTGGGTAACGGTGACGCTCACCGACAAAGACACGAGCGAAACGCTCGGCTCCAAAGAGTTCAAAGTGAACATGGCGGAGGCGGATCACGCGCGCTGGTTTGCTAACCCGATCGCGTGGGCTGTGCTGCAGCTTCTCCCGCAAGCCGAGGGCCTCAACATCGCAGCGCAAGAGGCCGCCGTGGCGGTGCGCCGCGCCGACTATGAAGCGCGACGAAACGCGCCACCGGCGGAGGAGGAGCCGGCGCAAGGCGCAGAAGCGGTTGAGGCGGAAAGATGAGCGCAGCCGAGGAACCCCGCCTAGACGCGGAAGCCGCTGCACTGGCGGAAGCTGCGGTGCGCAAAGAGGCAGAGATGGCCGCAGAAGCACGCGCCGTGCTGGAGGCGGGCGGCTGCAAGGCAATTCGCATCGAGGGCAGCGGCGAAAGCTGGCACGTCTGGTGCGGCTATAATCCGGGCGAGTTCTTCGTGAACGCTTGCAGCGCCAAGAATCCCGCGACGCCGAACGATCCGGTTTATCTGGCGCGCCAAGCGCTCGCGACGCTTGAGCGCAATGAGAAACCGCGCGCGCGTCCAGTCAAAGCGCCGCGCATCACGGATCGCGAACGGCTGATTGAGCGTCTGCGGGCGCAGCTAGGCGCAAGCGTGAGCGTGGCGGCCGTGTCCGCGCCTGTCCCTGTCGAGCCTGCGCAGCCGTCTGCGCACGTTGCGCCGGAGCCTGCGCAAGAGGGCGCGGACTGGACGGAGGAAGCACCGGCCGAAAATCTCGAGCCCGCTTCCGATCTGGGCGACGAGTTCGCAGACGCTGAGTTTGATGTGGTGAGCGACGCGGACTTATCGGACGTTGATTTCCCGACGCTCGATGATCTGAGCGAAGCGGATGGCTTGGCCCTGGAGAATTTCGCAAGCGCTCCTGAGGATGAGGCGAAAGCGGAGGCGGAAGCGGCAGCGGGCGGGCCTGAGTATATTTTCGGACCCCCTGCGGATCATCTCGAAACGCTCCGCTCGCAGCGCATTGGCGACGTGGTGCGGATCAGCCGGACCAAGCAAGGCGCGATCTGGGCGCTTGCGGGCGCCACAGAAAACGAGTTCCGCGACCTAACCGGCCAAGTGATGCACGACACGATAAACGGCCGATACGAAGGGCCAACCGCGTTATTCGAGCGCTTCAATGAGCTGCAGCAATGGGCCAATCGCGCTGGCGATGTTCAATTTGCAGAGCGCACCAAAGTCGCATTCCTGACTAACGCGGAGCGTCCGGCCGTCGAGGCGTTCGACGCGGAAGCAGACTGGCCTGATCCGGAGCGCTCTACATGAAGCGCCCGCTTTTTCCCTTCTCGGCTCGTGGCCAAACCACGGCGCGTGTGATGACGCGCACGGGCTTGGATCTTCGCAACGCGCCTGCGGCGTCCAATGGACGTCCGCCAGATGCGCCGCCCGGCTGGGCGCCGGAGGGAACGGTGCGCGCAGGCGATCCGGGCACGCAAAAAAACCCCGCGGCGCTGCCAAAGGGAATGCAGCCTTATAACGAGCTGACGCTTTATCTCATGCTGATGATGCTCGGGCCGCAGCACGAGCAACAGCAGGGCCAACCGCGACCGCAAATGATGGGGCGGCGCCCATGACGCAAGCGGCAACCTTTGACGTAATCGGCTGGCGGCGCGCCTTCCTGGCGACGCTGCAAGCGGAGGACGCGGCGCGCGAATGCTTCGACGCATCGCAGCGCGAACGCATCGCAGGCTATGTGCAAGCGCTCGCAAGCTGCAACACCTATCCGCTCTCGCTGCCTGATGACGCTTACCTAGAGGGCCTGCGCGTTCATGCCCAGACGTTCGCCGCGCTCGATGATGCAGACGAGGGCTCAGCCGATGCGCTGTCGGCGATGGCGCGCGGGGAAGTGGCGGCGACGATCGATCCGGTTTTGGCGTCGCTTGGCCTACCGGGCGTTTCCGAATGCATGAGCGCGGCGGAGGCGATTGGTTTTCTCGAAGCGCTCGATAAGCGTTGCGGTGTCTATGATGAGGCGCAGCGGGAGCGATTGGCCGAAATAGCGGAAGCTGGCGGCGTTTCAGCAGACGACCGCTCTGCGCTCGCGTTTCTGAGCGGCCTGCGAAGCCAAGGCGTGATCCTGGCCGTGATGCAAGCGGGGCAGCAATGAGCGCGCTCGCTGCAACTCCCCGCACCTATCTGCCGCTGAGCGAAGCTTGGGCGCTCCTGGGCGACGCTCTGGATGATCCGCGTCCGATCACGCTGGTTAGCGAGCTTCAACACGAATTGCGCACGTCAGCAAACGCTGCACTCTGGCGTGGCGAGCGCTCCGTGGTCTTTCTGCGCATCACTGAATGCGAGAACGGCGAGCGCATCTGTGAGGCCGCGCCTGCGGGCGGCGATCTCTCGGAAATTCTCTCGCTGGGAACTGTCGAAATTGAAGCATTCGCGCGTCAGCGCGGCTGCACTCAGATCCATGCGCTTGCCGGGCGCGATGGTTGGGAAAAGGCGCTTGCGCCTTACGGGTATGAACCGGCGGCCGTGTTGTTGAGAAAGCTACTGTAATGGGCCTGTCGCAAAAAAAGACCAAATCCAACTCGGCAAGCACGGGGACGGCGACCACAACGCCGAACCTGCCTAGCTATCTGTCGGACGCTGCGTCGTCCTACTTTGGCAGCGTTGGCGGTCTCGTGAACCAAAACCCCACGGGGATTTCACGTCCGGCGTCGCCGCTGCAGACGCAGGCATTCAACGGCGCGTCGTCACTGGGTGGGCTCAACGCGCGCCTTGCGGAAGCCATGAACGGCACAAGCGGCCTTATGAGTTTCCAGCCGCAGCAAGTGAATGCGGGCCAGCTCTCGAATACTGATTTAAGCCCATACACGGACCCGTGGGAAAACGAAGTCGTCAGCCGATCGCTCGCGGACGTTGACCGGATGAGGCAAGGCGCGATCACGGGCAACCAGGGCGCGGCCACTATGTCGGGCGCTTTCGGTGGCAGCCGTCACGGCATCGCGGACGCGGAAACGAACCGCAACTATTTCGACGTAGCGGGCAACCTCGCAGCGGGCTTGCGTAGCCAAGGCTTCCAAAATGCGCAGGGCGCGGCGCTCACAGACATTGGCAATCGTTTGAATGCCGACACGTTCAACAGCACGCAAGACCTGGCGGGCGCGGGATTGCGTCTGGGCGCATCTAATCAGCTCGGATCGCAGGCGCTCGCGGGCGACGATGCGCGGCGCGCTGATCTTGGCTTGCAGGCGGGCTTGGGTTCGATGCAGCGCGAGATTGCGAACGAAAACGACCCCCAGCAACAGCGCATTGAATATCTGCGCCTGATTCAAGGCCTGATGGGGCTCGATCCCAGCGCGCTTATTGGCCAAACGATCAACAGCAGCGGCAGGACAAGCGGCAGCACAACCACAAGCGACCCGCTCGGCGGAATCGGAACGATCCTGCAATCCATCGCTGCACTGCGCGGCGGTGGCATGACGCCCTCTGATCGGCGCTTGAAAACGGACGCGGTGTTGCTGGGTGAAGATGAGCGCGGCTTGCGCTGGTGGTCTTATCGCTACGTCTGGGACGATGACGACGCAGAGCCGCACGTTGGCGTGATGGCGGACGAAGCGCCCGCGCACGCGGTCCACATGCACCCCAGCGGCTTCCTGATGGTCGATTACGGAGCGCTTTGAGATGGCAAGAGACCTCTTTGGCCGCGTTCGTCGCAATTCTAACCCGCTCTCGCTCGATCAACTGCGCTCGATGGTGCAAGCGGCTAACCCTGGCTTCGCGGTGCGCGGACCAGCGCCGAATCCGGCCGATCCGATGGCGGAGAACAAAGGGCGACGCGGCGGGCTTGGTGGCGTCTTTGGCGGCGCTTTCTCCCGCGAAAACTGGCCGCGCTCGCTCAACGTGATTGGCGCTGGCCTGCGCCAGATTAACGGCGACGAGCCGGCGCTTGATAACTTGCTGGCGGACGAACAGCGCCGCGCGCTGGAGCAGCAAGCCATGGGCGAGCACAAGCAAGACCGCGCCTGGGCGGCTGAGGATCGGGCACGCGAGCTTGCATCGCAGCAGCGCGCGCTGGAGCGCCAGCAGCAGATAGACGCGATCATTGAGCAGTTACCAGCGGGCGAGCGCGAAATGGCGCGGCTCGATCCTGAGGGATACGTGCGCCAGATGATGCGCCACCGCTTCCCAACACCACAGCGCGCAACCGGCCGCGGCGGCGTCGATTCTACGCCACCGCTTCCCGATGGCTTCGAGTTGGATTGAGGGCAAGACGATGGACCCTGATGAATTGGCAGACGCCCTTGCAACCGCTGCGCCCGACTTGGCGCCGCGTCAAAGCGATGACTCGCGCTGGGATGGACAGACCGCGACGAACCCGCGCACGGGTGAACGTATCATCTACCGCATCAGCCCCGGCGGTCGTGGTCGTTGGGTTGCGATGAACAGCGGAAACGCCTCGCAGCAGGATCGCGAAACGCTGCAGGGCGAACAAGGGCGCTTGGCTGTACTCAATCGGCTCGCGCCGCTCTCGGCAGAGTTCAACCGGCTCAATCGAGACGAGCCAACGGGCAGTTGGTTTCAGGGTGACACGGGCCGGGGGTTGCTGAACCTCAATCCGTTCGAAAGCCGCTCGCGGGCGCGGCTCGATCGCATGGCGGGCCTGGAATCGGAGTTCGTGCGTGCGAACATCGCGCCGGGCACGTCCGGCACAGCTAACAGCGTCTTTGAGCAAGAGCTATTGCGGGAGATGACGCCAAACCGCGCGGCGGTGGGGCCTGCAAACAGCGAACGCATGATCGGGCTCCACGTCGAGCGCGATTTGCAAGCCGCGCGCGTATCAGAGCAAGAGCGTTGGTTGCAGAGCAATCCGACGCTGAGCGGCTTCGCACAACACTGGCAGACGCGAGAGCCGCAAGTCCGGCAACAGTTGGCGCGCCGCTATCGCACCGGAACGACGATCGGTGAAGACGTGGGCCGCATGTTCGGGGCCGCTGGCAATGCCGGCGCGGTCGATCCCAGCGCAGAGCAGTGGACGCGCGACGCAAACGGGCGGCTGGTGAGGAATAGATGACGCGGCGAGTTCAATTCAACGGGCGCGTTCATGAGTTTCCGGATGACGCCACAGACGAAGAAGTAGCGGCGGCGCTGGAGGAGGCCGACGCGGAGGGCCCTCCGCCCGCACAGGTTCGCGCGCCGTCAACGGCAGAGCGGTGGGCGGCTCTGAGCCCAGAGCAGCAACAGCAAGTTCGGGGCGGCGCTCAAAGACGACAGTTACTCCGCGTGTTGCCGATGGGTATTCTCGCGCAACCGATTGGCAACATGCTTGGCGATCCGACGCGCCGGGAGGAGTTATCTCGTTCCACCGCCAATGTAGCGCGCCGCGTTGCGCGCGATCTCCGCGAAGTGCCTAACCTTGATGCGGGGCGCTTGGCACAAGACACACTGCGAGCGGGCGGCGAAGCGGTCCAGAATCTGCCGGAGACCTTAGGCACAGTCGCCACGCATCTGCCGGACCTCGCCGCAGAGATGACTTACCGGCCATTCCAGCGTGAGGAGGACGCGCAATTCCAGCTCGATCTGGCGCGCGCGGGTGGTGATGAGGAAGCTGCAGCACGTGCAGCGCGACAAGCGAACGAGCAAACAGGCAGAGCGGGCCTAAACGTCGTCGGCTTCGGTGCGGGCTCGTTGGTGCGCACGCCCTTGCAAGCCGCAGGCTTCGCCGCGGCGCTTGATGCGCCGTTCGCGCTCTCGCACAACGCGGACCAACCATTGCAGGAACGCTTGCCGCACGCGTTGACTGAAATGGGCGGAGCGGCGGCCACGGGTGCGGTGCTGCAATCAGCGCCCGGCGTTATCGCTCGGGGCCTGGAGATGGCGCCGTCCCTTCCGCGCTTCGAACTGCCAAGCGTAATTGCGCGGCGCTTTCGGCGCGCCAACGTCGATCCGTCGTTGGCAGGCATCGAAGGCGGCGGCATTGCCGGAACCATGCAGCGCGTCATTGGCGACAACTGGTTGGCTGGTGGCGCCGTGCGCGCTCGATCGCAGCGCCAAGCCGCGCAAGTGGCTGACACGACCGCCCGAATTACACGCGGCTACGGCCGCGCTCGATCGCCAGAGGACGCGGGCCGCGTCATTCAACAAGGCGTTGAGCGTTATGCGAGGGACTCAAACGTCCCCAATCCGTTGCCCGATATGCCACCCATGAACGTCCCCGCGCGGAATTGGTCATTCAAGGCCAAAATGGGTGCGATGTACGACGCGGTTCTAGAGCCGATCTTGGACAATGCCGCCAGCCTGACGAATACCATGGCCGCGCTCGCGCAGCTTTCGCAGCGTTCGAGCAATCGAGCGGTTCGCCAGTTTGCGACGAGCCCGATTCTGCGGCGCTTCGAAATGCTGGCCAATCGGCTGAACCGCGGCGCGCGGGATAGTTTCGAGGCCGCGAACGCTGACGATCTGGCCGCGATGGTGGCGGATATTCAGCACGCCCGCGCCAGTCTGAATGCCGGAGATGAGCAGACGCTTACAACGTGGCTTCGGCGTCGCGGCGCTGTCGATGATCGCGGCGACCTTCGCGGAATGGATCTCGGTGGGCGCGGCGCTTCTGCGCCGCTGCGCGGCAACGGCCGCACCATTGACGATCTCGCCATTGCCGCCTGGGAGGATGGCTTTTTCCCGGGCCACACGCGCCCGCCCACGGCGCGCGAGTTCGTGGATGCAGTGGACGCCGCTCGCCGGGTGGAGGCGTCTCCTGGGCGTCCTGAGGCGCGCCAGGTGCTCGATTGGTACGAACAGCGCGGCGTTGACACCGGCCGCCGCGGCGCCGCGCTTGAAGCGCAGCTTAAGCCTCTCTTGGAAACCGACTCACTGGTGGGCCGCGACGCACCTATTGCAATGCGTGATCTGCGCGAGCTGCGCCGCACGCTACGCGAAGCGCAGGAAACACCCGGCCTCGGTCAGTCTGTCGATAACGCGGCTCTGCAACGGCTTGAGGCCGCGTTGACGCGGGACATAAGCGAAGCGGCCGGACCACAGGCGGACGCCCTGCGCCGCGTGGACACCATGTATCGAAAAGGCCGCGAACGCATCGACACCGTATTGCGCGAGTTCGCGGACGGCGACGCATCGGCCGCGCTACCAAACATTATGCGACTGGCTTCGCGCCGGGGCGACACCCGCGCGCTGGCAACGCTTCGCGGCGCGCTGAAAGACGACGAGTGGCGCACAGTCGTTGCGTCTCTTATCGAGCACATGGCGCAGCCAACGCCCGGCGCGGCAGGCTTCACGGCGCGCCTGCAATTCAGTCTTGACCGCTTGGTCACGGGTTATCGATCGATGACGCCGCAAGCGCGCCGGATCATCTTTGGCGGACGCGGCGGAACTGGCGGCCGCGCTGGCGCCCGCGCCAACATGCTTGCGGAGGAACTAGACAACCTCATGGAAGTAGCCGCGCGCCTCAAAGGGGTGGAGCGCATGGCCAATTTCTCCGGCAGCGCCACGCATCTACAAAACGCAGCGATGGCTACGGCAGCAGGCGCCGCGGGTGCAACGGGCGGCGCGGCGCTTGCGCCGGTGCTCGCTGGTATCGCTGCAATGGGTTTGCTGGGTGAGGTCTTTACGAATCCGGCGGCAGTTCGTTGGTTGGCCCGCGCGCCGAAGTCTCGCGCAAGCGCTCCACAAACGCGTCGCTGGCTTGCTGACTTGCGCGATATTGCGGCGCGCGATCCTGCGTTGGTGCCTGTTTATAACGAGCTAGCTCGGCCTCAAGATGGCGAATCTTCTCGTCCTGGCGACGGATCACGGCATCCGCAGCGATCGTTAGAGCCAGTCCGCCGATGACGACGCCCCAGAACATGCCGCCGGGACCGCCAGCGAACGCGGCGAGCCCGATGAGGGCGAACAGGACAAAGACGAAGGCGCGCACGATGGCGAACCTAAGGAGGCGTCAGCGCGCGGGCAAGGATGCGGGAGCGTAATGGTGCGAACCACTAACCCCTTATTCAATTTCTTGGCGCGCTTCGGAGAGAGCGCGGCGCCGGCGTCGCCTCCAGCGCCGCGCCCGCGGTCGGCGCCCTACGTGCCGCCACGCGCGGTGTACGGCCCTGGCGCGGTGCTGCCAGAGCAGCCGCCAGCGTTTCCAATTGGGCCGGGCGGCGTCACGGGAGCGGGCTTTGTGCGAGCGCCAGCAGAGGAAGCGCAGGACGCGCGCTGGGCGGAGTCGGTGCAGGATTTCGGCCGCCGCGCTGGGGATCTTGCGAACAGCTCACGCTTTACCCCGCGCTACTCGCGCAATGCGCCGGATGAGCTTGCAATGCAGTTTGGCGGGCAGCGTCCGCCGATCGGTCCCGGCGGCATCGTTTCTCCCTCGCCCAGCACGCGCGCGAGCACAGAGACAGGGATTCCGCGCACCTATCTGGAAACGCTGATCGAGCACGAAAGCGGCGGCGACGACACGGCGAAGGCGTCCACGTCCAGCGCCACCGGCCCCGCTCAATTCATAGACTCCACGTGGCTGCGCATGATGCGCCAACACGGTGCGCGCTATGGCTTGCCGGCGAGCGCTTCGGATTTGGAGATTCTAGGCCTGCGCTCCAATCGCCAATGGGCCGCGCTGATGGCTGCGGAATACACGCACGAAAACCGGCAAACCATGACGGCAGCGTTGCGCCGGCCGATCACTGAGCGCGAGGCGTATCTAGGCCATTTTCTCGGCGCGGATGATGCGGCGGACCTGATCGCGGCATCTGAGGCGCGCTTGCCGGATGCGCGGCGCTTCGTGAGCCGGGCGGCCGTCGATGCGAACCGCTCGATATTCTTCCGCCCGGATGGAAGGCCGCGCACGGCGCGCGAAGTCGTTGAGCTACAGGGCCGCGATTTCCGAAACGCGACCTTAAAAGAGCGGGACGGATAGACGTGTTGCCGCAGAGTCATTTTGTTCACCGAATCGCCTCGCTATGGCCGCGTCGCCTTGCTAGCGTCCGGTGGCATGCGGAACCGGGACGGCGCCTTGGAGAAACGCTCATGAAGCGGGGCGATGTGCTCTTGGCGATTTTGGCCGCCGCTGGCGGGCGCTCATTTACGCCGGCACAAATTCAGAAAGCGGCCTTCCTCGTGGCGCGCAATGCGCCGCGGATCGTGACCGATGGACCGAATTTCGGCTTCGTGCCGTACGACTACGGTCCGTTTGACGTTGGTGTGTACAACGAAGCTGAAAACCTCGCGCGCCGCGGACTGGCAGACATCGTCCCGAATGGCCGCTGGCGGGTCTATGCGGCCACGGCGGAAGGTATTGAGCACGGCAACGCAATCGCCCAAAGAGCCGGCGCAGACGCCGCAGCGTATATACGTGCCGTTGCTGATTGGGTTTTGAGTCTCGATTTCGCAACGCTTGTTAAGTCGATCTACGAGGCATATCCCGAGATGCGAGAGAATAGCATCTTCAAGGGATAGTATGACCGTCCTAGTCGGTGTCCGCTGCACGGATGGCGTCGTTGTTGGCGCCGATAGTATGGCTACTAGCTCATTTGCCCAAAGCGGCCTGACAGGCGCGCCGATGGATAAGATTGCCATCATCGGCAACAAGGTGATCCTAGCGGGCACGGGCGCCGTCGGCTTGGGTCAGCGCTTCGAGGCGATCGTCACAAACCACGTCGGCAAGAGAACCTTCGCGAGCAACGAGACCGTTGAGGGCTCGAAGCTGCTCTGCCGCGAAGCAATGGCCGACTTTAGTTCAACAGGCGCCATTCTCCCGCAGAAGGGTGTCCCCTACGGCGCGATGCTCGCCATCGGGTGCGAAGGGAAAGGACAGTTGGTCGAGTTCGAGTTCGGATCGTTCCAACCGGAAGTGAAGCGCGGGAAAATCTTCTCAGTGTCGATGGGGTCTGGTCAGCAACTGTCGGAACCGTTTCTAGCTTTCGTCAGTCGTGTGCTTTGGAATGATAGCGCCCCCGACGTGAAGAACGCAAAGTTTGGCGTCCTCTGGGCGCTCGAACATTGCATCAAATACGCCCCTGGCGGCGTAGGGGAGCCGATTCAGATCGCTGTGCTTCAAAAACATGGATCGGACTGGCGCGCCGAACTCTTGACCGAAGCGGAGTTTGAAGAGCAACGACAACACATCGACGCGATCGAGGCGAAGATACGGGAATATCCATCGCTGCTGTTGGCCCAGGCGAGTGCCGAAACGCCGCCCGACCCGTCGAAGGTGGCCGGCTAACCCACTGCGGCTAAGTGTTGAAAGCAGCCGTAAAGCGTCGTTCCGGTTTGTGAGCCAGGAATGGTCTGCGTTTCCGTGATATGGTCGCGCTGATGCCTGCGCGTCGTGATCTGCCCCGTATCATCCGTCTCATGTGCGACTGGCAGGGTTTGGCGCAACGCGCGCAGGCATTCGTTTTGCGAAGCAAAGCGGCGACGGCGCAGCGTGTCGGGGACGATGTAGTCCGCCCAGGCGCTCGGGCCGTGCGATGCCGTAGCAGTCTCAAAGCTCCAGCCGATCGCGCGCGCTTCGGACGCGTCGCAGTAGATGCACGCCAACGGCTCCCAAGCGGGCGCCGGTGCAGCGGTGGCGACGGCGGCGGCGAGGATGAGGGCCGCAAACATTGGTCTTACTCTCCGTTCCGATAGTCCCACGGGGCGGCGCATTGTGAAGCCCAAAGGCTCACTTCTTTTTCTTCGCGGCCTTCTTCGCTTTGGGCTTCGGTCGATCGGTCAACAGCTTTGCGCCGGTGCCGGTGCCGTTGGTGATCTCAACGCCGTGCGCATCGAATGCGGCTTGGATCTTGTCGGCTGTGCTCGAATTGTGGGGCTTGCCGGACTCGAAGGCCACAACGGTTGCTTGGCTCATGCCTGCCTCGTCCGCGAGGTCGCGAACGCCCCATTTCAACAGCGCGCGCCCAGCGCGGCAGGCTTCCGGTGTGAGCTTGGCCAAGGGCAATCCTCCGAGTCGACCACATAGGCCGTTGCACTGGTCAAATCTGTAGCACTGCTCCAATTTGGTTGACAACTGCTGAACCCGCTGTAGCAATGCTACAACAAGTTGGAGCAAACGCTATGACGACGAGCCGCAGGCCCTGGGGCGGAAATATCGGGAAACCGGCCGTCCTAAAGGTTGCCCGCAATATGCAGGCGAGCGATGGGCTGAGCTGGCCGCGCGCGTTGCGCAAGGCGCTTGCCTGGGCGCGCCGCAAGATGAGCGAAGGCGACAAGCCCGCCGATCCATACGCCGCTCTGCGCGCTCGCGGCATCTATTCGCCGCTGGATAAGAGCCCGGACGCGGTGGCGCATTTCAAAAGCTACGGCGCAAAGTTCGGCTATCGCCCCGGCGCACAGAAGGCGGGCCAGTAATGGCGCGCCGTTCTGATGATGATGGCGATTGGGTGCTGATCTTGTTCGCGCTCGTGCTCGCGGCGCTGGCGCTCTGCCGTTGCACGCCACTGCCGCGCACCGTCGCGCCTGTTCACGTGGAGGGCGCGCCATGAGCAAGAAACACAGCAAGCGCCTGCGGCTGGAATCGTCGCCGCTGCTTCTCACTGACATTGGCGCGACGCGCTGGGCGGGCGGCGTTGCATTCATCGACGTTCAAAGCGGGCCGCTGAAGGGCTCGCTCGCGCTTGGCCCGCATCTGATGGCGAAGCTCCGCGAGTCCGCAGGCCGCGCCATGCGTGACAACGCCTCCCCGCTCAATCCCCCGAAAGCCGCAGAGAAAGGCTGACGCATGTTCAATCTACAAACCGCCGCAGGATGGGACGCACTGGGCGCCGCGTGGCGTGTGGCGCTGTCTCACCGTGACGCCGCAATAGACGAGTTCGACGCGGCGGAGGCGCGCGCGCACGCTGACCCCGGACACAAGAACCCAAGCGACGCGCCGACGCACGAGGCGTCGCTTGCAGTCCATGCGGCCAATGAAGCGATTGAGGCGCTGCACGGCGTGCCGATCGCGGAAGGGCTGCAAGACGCTGCTAGCGATACCGAAGGCGCGCTAGTCGATGAAGCGTTGGGCACACGCGCGCCAACGCTCACCGCGTTCATGCTCAAGCTGGACATGGTGAGCGACGCTTGGGGGTTCAACGATTTTGATGCGGAGACGTGGCCGCTGTTCGTCGCGGACGTGCGCCGTTTCGCAATGCTCAAGGCAACCAAAGGAAAGGGCGTGCAATGAACACGAACAACAACCGCCGTGCGCTGCTCGGCGCAATCGCTGGCGCGCCGCTTCTCGCGGCTGCCGGCGTCGCTTCTGCGATCTCTCCGGCCGCTGATCTCGCCGCGCTGGATGAGGCGGGCTTGCTGGAGCTTGGATCGCGCAACGCTGATGCGGAGTTCGCGCGCCTTTGCGGCGCGGCTTTCGAAGCGACTGCGCGGGCTAATGCCGCCTCGCGCCTTTATGGCGACGCCTCGGACGCAGCCGAACGCGCCACGCCAGCTTATCCCGAAGGGCTGCGCTATAGCTGCCGCTACACGCACACCAAAGGCGAGCGCGCGGGCCAAGTCGATACGTGGACGGAGACTTGCGAGCCGGACGGCGTGCGCGCGTCGATGCTCTGGAACATGGCGCACCGTCGCGCCAAGGCCGCAGGCGTTTCCTATTCGGTCGCGGAAGCGCAGTTGCGTGCTGAGTACGCTGCATGGCGCGCCGCAAAGGATGCCGCACGCGCGCACTACATGGTGGCCGAATTGGCCGAGGCCGATGACGCAGCCTGGACAGTTGCGGGTGACGCGCTGCGGCGGGTGCGTCGCTATTCCGTGCGCACGGGCGATGCGCTGCTAATCAAGCTGCGCTTGCACGCCAACGAGGACGGCGCCGATTTCGACGCGACCCAATGGGCCGCGCTGATCGCTGACGTAGAGCGCGCGCTGGGCTCCATCGCTTGACGTAGCACTAGGGCCACGCGCACCCGCTCCCCGCCCTGCGCCGCTACGTCTGCGCCCGTCGCTGCATCCCCCAGCGGCGGGCGCTTTGCGTTGATGCTACACCGGCAGCATGGCGAAGCGGGCGCGCAAGCAACCGGAGCACCTTTGGCTCAACGTCGATATCGACGAGACATTGGCTCATTATGCCTTTGGCGAGCGCTGGCCGCAGGATCGCGACAGCCCCGGTCTTACCGAGTTTTTGTCGGTCACAATTTGGGGGACGGTGACAAGTCCCCGAGAAAAGGCTGGTCGTGATTTGCAGGCCACGTTGACCGGCAGCGAGGGGTTCACGCTGCCATGGCGCAATCTGATGGCGGGTCAACCGTCACCGCCGATCGGTGAGCTTCAATGGGCTGCAACGCGCGTGGCGAGAGTGCATGTGCCGCCTGACACCATGTGGAATCTCGTCGCCGCGGTTAGCGCCGGCCACCTAAGGCGCCTGGGCCTTTGCGTTGATACTCCGCTACGGGGCTCAGTGCCGGTGCGCAGGATGCATCTGCTCACGCGCGAGCTTGAGCTGGCGATGTTGGACAAAGGCGGCTGAGGCGAACCGGTCTTGTCAGGGAAGTAGCGAGCTGATCGCCATTGAGCCGAGTGGCGTGGAAAGCAAACCGCTGATCGCGACTAACACGATTGCTGCGCTTTGGTGCCCCGCCCAATCTGGATGGTCACCCTCCGCTCGCGCAACCATCTGATATGCCGACGCTAGGCCAATGGCGCAGATCACGAGATTAGCGGCGAGCGTCTGGGTGTGCAGCGCCGCTATGTTCGGCAAGCTATCGCGAAAGCCGCGATACATCTCGGTTGCGATGATGCCGTTGCCGGCCAGCAGCGCTACGCCACGCGCTATTCTCGACTGTGTCATCATGTGTGTTGTGCGTTTAATGTTGCAGCGCCGCGTGCGTTAAGGTTTCATTAGGCGCAACGCGGTTTTAGTGTTTCGGCACGGAATCGAAGGGCGTAGTGCAGCCGCTTTTGCGTTCGTTTCTCGTCTGCTGCGAACATTCGAGAAAACCACGAACCCCGCACCGCGACCAAGGGAGATGCACCACAAGGCTTTGGATTGGCTGCGCGTGGCCGGACTGCACCACGCCAACCACTTTTAGTCCGAGGTCTTAACGACACGTTATCCCTGCCGCTTAACGATCCGAAACAATGCGCGCCATTGTGAGCAAGTGCGCGCGTCACTCTATGCGCCCGCGCGGCCTCACCTTGTGGATCGACGCCACCAGCTTTCCGAGTTCGGATTGCGAGCCAAATTCTGGTCCGGCCCAATGCGGCGTGAGCGCCGCTCTCATTCCGCGCCGTTTACACCAGCGACACCGGATGCGCGCGGCGGCTTCTGCGATCACGCCGCGCTCGCCCCATGCCCGCAACACCGCGTCGCGGCCGGTGGCCGTGGGGCGCGAGCAATGCAGGCAGATAAACACGATGCCCCGGCCTAGCGGGATTTGGCCGAACCGCTCCGGGGGCGGCTCGGGCGTCCAGTTCTTTGTCCCCACGGCCCGCGCTCCCCAGCGCCGGCCCGACCCCATGCCCAGGGGCGGACATAGGGAACGCCGCGTGGGTCTGGTAGGTTTCCGGCCGTGGACAAACCCAACGCCGACGAACGGCCGCAGCCGATGCGCTGGCGGCTTGGATCTGATGACGACGGCCAAACGTGGCGAGAGCTGGCGCCCGGCGAGACGGCGCGGCTCGTGAGTTTCGAGCTCGGGACGCTCGATGATGACGACGCTGCGCCAGACCTGGCCGCGGCGATCGATCGGGCCAAGCTCGGCGCGCACCTCATGGCGTCTGATCGTTAGGAGAGATTGACTCTGGCGCGAACGCGGCTCGAGATTTCTTTGCCGGCGCCGTTGCGCACTCTGCGCACATTTCGTTGGAAACACTGAGGCGAGCAAAGCGCAGCAAGTTGCGCACTTGCGCACCGCACGCGCACGCCATTAACCCGCGAATTAACAGGCCTTCGCGTGCATTCTGGCAATTTTGACAATTACGCGGAGCCGTTCCGGCAATCGTCAGCGGCTGCGCGATGCGCCGTTGCGAGTGCTGCGCCCCTATAGGACAATCACTCACGTTTTCGATACTCGCCGCACGATTTCGGCAATTCTTGATTTGGCGGAAACAGCATGACGAAACGCCGGTTTCGGCTGGTCTGGGAAGAGGTCGCAACACTCAGCGCCGACTATTTGCAGTCGAGCTGGCAGGCGTTCGATGGCCGGCAACACACAGTGCAGCCAGACGGCTTTGATGTGTCCGGCGTCGAAGCGGTCGAAACCATACACGATGGCGCAAGCGATCGGCTGACGATCATCTACAACGGGCACAATGGCGACCCTGACCGCGTCGTCATGCGAACGGCAGCCATAGCGCTGAAGCGCCAGCCCTGCCGCATCGAGGGCAAGGACGGCCAACGCGTCCTATTCTTTGCGCCTTGTTGTGGGCGCGTTGTGCGCAGGCTTGCGCTCTTGCCGCAGGGCGTTCGCTGCGGTGGCTGCGGCTCGATCACGTACCGCTCAAAGCGCAAGTCTGGCGTTCAGCGGATCGTTGCGAAGGCTGACGCCATCGCCGGCCAGCTCGGGTGTGAAAACTGGTACGGGCCAATTACGGATCGTCCCAAAGGGATGCGGAGGGATAAATTCGAGCGGTTGGCGCGCGACCACGAGGATCTATGCCGACAAGCAAGAGCGATCCTGCAGCCGCGGCTCCTGCGCGCATCAATGCGCGGACCGGCTGCTTACTGGGGCGCAATGATAAGAGCCGGAATGTGAGCGCGGCCGGAGTTATCCCGCACAATAAAACGTGCGCGCGCGAGCGGGGCGGACGGTCTCGCCGCTATCGGTGCTCGGCGGATTTAGCGGTGAGCGTGGACGCCTATTTCGCCTGCCGCGAACAGGACGGCGGCCTAACGTCGATGGCCGATCTGTGCGCCTTCCTGGGCTTTGCTGATCGCGGCGCGCTCGTGGCGTACTCGAAGCGAGGGCCGCGCTTTCGGCGCATCTACAAGCGCGCCAAGCTCCGCATGGAGATAGACCGCCACGATCGCCTCATTGATCCGGCGCGCTTCTCGCGTTCGCTGATTTTCGATCTGCGCTTAAACTACGGCTGGAATCGCAAGGCTAAGGCCCGCGAGGCCGAAAGACAGCGCAGCTTGTTGCGCTCGCCGGAGTGGCAACGTTGATTTTCCCTACCGACACACGCGCGCGGGAGGTTTTGTCAGGCCCTAAAAGGCGCGCGACGGAGTGCATTTTGGCAATTCTGGCAATAACGCGGAGCGCCCTGTGATTTTGCACCGCTGCCGTGATTGTTCGGTGCCACCATGGACGGAGGCGCACGGCGTCGAGGATTACATGGTCAAGCCGGAGGTCTGGGCCGCGGCCGGAATGCCGGCGCATGATCCGCGCAAAGGCGAGGGCGCGAGCGGCTTTCTGTGCGTTGGCTGCATCGAGCAGCGGCTGGGGCGCACGCTTCGCGCGGTCGATTTCATCGAAGCGCCCATTAACGTCGTGGGCGGCAAGTCATGGCATGGTCCGCGCCTGCGTCGGCGGCTCCTGGCGAAGCGCAGTCGCAAACTCGCGGCGGCTTAGAAGCGCGGAGCGGTGGGCGCCTCGATGCGCTCGCACTCGCCCTGAAAGTAGTAATAGAAACTCCCGTCCACCTCGATTGCGCCGCGCATTCGATCAATGCGGATGGTCGGCTTGTTCAAGAAATTGAGCGTGAAGCGGCCGGTGATCTCGGTTGGCGTGACGGCGAGGCGCTCAACCGCCCACCAGCCTGCGTCTGATCCTCTGTTGAGCCCTGGCGTCATAACGTGAGGCATGAGGATGCGCGCGCTATCGCCGCTCATCTCGAATCTTACAGCGGCCTCCGGGACAACACCTTGGCCGCTGGTTGAGCCGTAGGCGGTCGTGGTGTCGCCGGTGGCGCTGTCGCGGAAAACTGCCGATTGCCCGCTTGCGGCCTGATACGTGCCGGAGCCGTGGCAGGCCAACGCTAGATCCTCTGCGGCGGCGGTGGTGCTGATCGCCAAGAACGCGGCGGCGGCAAGTAGAGCGGTGCGCAATTCGGGCCTCCCGAGAACCAGAAGCGCTAGCTACGCGCGTCGGCAGCGCCCCCGCAAGCACTGCATGTCACGAGTAGCCATTGTTACAAACTATGCGCCTAACAACACACGGGCTCGCGAATCCTCGCAGTGTGAGCGCATGAGCAACCCGCCCGAACTGCGCACGCTTTTCTTTCCACATGCCATGGAGCGAATGGCGGCGCTCCAGCAGGAGAAGCGCCTGGTTCACTACACGACCGCGGCCAACGCGGCGCTTATCATCAAGTCCCGCGAGGTATGGATGCGCAAAACGCGCTCCATGAACGACATAAGCGAAGTGCTGCACGGCAAGGACTGCCTGATTGAGGCGTACAATGGCGAGGCCGGAGAGCGTTTCGCGAGCGCCCTGGACAGTGTGTTTCCCGGCCTCGCGGGAAAGCTCGAAGACACCTTCAATGGGTGGCTTCCGCACTTCGAGAAGGACAC